TTTGTGCGTACTGAGCGATTGCAGGATCAACAGATGCCATTGGCTTCTTTTCATCCTCAACTTCTACAGCTTCATGTAGAGCAGAACTAACTGGTGCTTTAACTGTTTGTTGGAAGTATGAATCTACCAATGTTTCTAGTTTGCGACCAAATTCTTCTTCAGTAGTAAACTCAACAGTCTCTGCGAGTGATTTTAGTTTTTCTACTTGTGTCTGCGTCAGGCCTTCACATACTGTATGTATAGCCTCTGTCTTTTTAAATTCGTTAATTTGTTTCTTCATTTCAACGTTACGTGAAATTTCTTCGTTGATTGAAGTTTCCAATTCTTCAACCTTTGTGGTCAATTCTTCCACAACATCAACTTTTTCTTCTGGAATGTCAATGTAGTGTTCTTCGAATAGACCTTTTAGACCACGGATGAAATCTTCAACGATTTCGGAACGTAGACCTTTTTCGATTGCCAATTGGTTTTCTTTGAACCATTCTTCAGCCATGTAGTTGATGTAGTCATCCAACTTCTTAGCCAAATCTTCTTTAACTGATTCAACAGCCACTTCAAATTCTTCGTACAATGCTTCTTCGACTTCTTCCATAATAGATTGAGAACGAGCAATAACGGCAGATTCAAAAATTGTGGTTGCTTTTGTTTTGAATTCTTCTGAAAGGTCTTCACCTGAAAGTAATGCACCTACGTCTTGGTCCATTTGTTCTTTCATTTTTTGTTTCTTCATCATAGACTTAATCATTTTTTTGTCTTCTGCTGCATCTTCATGACCTTCTTTTTCTTCTGCAACAACTTCTTCTGCTTCTTCTTTTTCTTCAGCATAAGATTGGAATGTTGCACCTGGATTTGCTTGCATCATTTGTGGTGCAAGTTTAGCTTTGATACGGTCACGAATTGCGTTGTAATCAGTTGCTGCAGCTTGAACAGCTTTGTGTTCAGA